GGCCGCACACGGCGGATTTTATAAGCGGAGAACTCACCGAAGGCTAAAACCTTCCGCGTGATGGGTGGGCTGCCAGCCTGCGTCTGGAGTTGATCCATGTCGGGATTTAGCGCGACGGGATAATTATTGATCGTGTCCACACCGCCACCTTGAAGGCCGGGAAAAACTGGGCGCCCCTGTTTATCCTTCACGCTCCTCATGGATGCAAGCGTGTTCGGATGCATCATGTAATGCGCGCCGCGGCTGCGGTACGCCGGATCTACCGATTTTTCGAGCGTGGTAGCGTCATCGGTGCCGATGGTGTTGGCGCCGGAGCTCCCATCGTTCGTCCCAGCACCCGCAGCGGTTCCTGCGACAGCGGCCTGCGTGATGATCCCATAGGGCTCCGTGGTTCCGACGCCATTAGTGAGCTTGGGATGGACAGCCCGCGCGATTCTGATAGCGAAGCGATCCACGAGATAAGCTTCGAGGTCAAAGCCTGTGTCCCGCACCAGTTCCATCGATACCTTGATGAACAACGAAGAGTATTTGAAGCTCTTGAGCGTGACCGATGCCAACCCACTAACGTCGGAGGCGGGGCCGTCGAGGTTTTCATTTACCTGGGTCCCCGCGACGGTCGCGTCATTATCTTCAGGGAGAGGCAGCGGTGCGCCATGATCCGTGTCGATGATCGTAGCCAGGTCCAGCAACGGGCCGTAGTATTTTTCCGCGCTGGTGACTTTGTCGTAGAATTCCATCGGCACGAAGTTGACGCCGAGGTTATTAACTCCAGCTAGGCCGGCCGCGCCGCCGCCGGTGCCGAGGTCGCGACGCTCCTGGAGGATTCTTTTTTCTTCTGCGGACACGCCGGGGAAATGTGAACTGGGGTTGAGGCCGTTGCGGAGGAATGCTTTGACGGCGCCATAATACTTTGCCCGAGACTCGGCTTGCAAATCCGTTTCGAGCGAATCCATTTCGTAGCGAAGCTGCGTGAGCCTCGACCGTTCGTCTGTGGTGAGTGCGGTTGGTTTATTGACAAGCGAGAGCGTCATGCGCGCAAGCGTATTACGCCGCTCGGAAAGCGATTGGTGAATTTTCATTTTGGGTTTTCCTTTGAGGTGGGGTTGATGGTTATGGGACTGCCGAAGCTTCGCAGCCGTCCCGAAAACGGAAGAGAGTTTTTACTGCCAATTCCCGATGGTGCGCCGTAGCATATTGAAGAAGCCGGGCTCCGTGTTCGGGCCAAAATTCGGATTTCCGTCCGTTTCAAAGCGGATGTTGACGGGATGCCCGAATCGTTCTGCTAGTTGCGCCACCCGCCGCCGAAGTTCGATCCGCACGCGAGTCGCTTCCCTCGCGAGTTCTTCGGTTGCGAAGCCCTGCCGCAAGCCGGTCTTCGTGTCGAACAGCAGCGAGAATAGCGTCGTCTCGGCAGTGTAGGAAGCGAGCAAGGCCTGTTCGAAGGCGTCACACTGTGCCCGCGCCGACGCTGCGAGCGCTGGAAGCTTTTCACGGCCCTCCGCAATGGCTTCGGCCAATTCTGCATCAGCTAGTTCAGCCGCGAGCGCGGGAATGTGTTTATCGTGGGATTCCAAAACTGCGCGCATGGCTTCGACCTTCGGGCCGAGCGCTTGCACTTCGTCGACGTTGAAGGCAACCTTCGCCGCGGCTAGTTGGTCTTCGGCTTCGTCCAACTTCACGCGGAGTGCGTTCTGTGAATCAATAGCGGCGCTGTGCTCGGCTCTAATAAGCGCCGCGCTGCGGATCGGCTTCGGTGTCTGTGGCTCTGCCGGTTGGGCTGAGCAGGAAAATGCTCTCATTGGGTTGGTTTCCTTTCGGGATTGGGGTTTTAGAACAACTGGTCTAGCATTTCGAGTCGTAGCTGCATGAACCTGCGCAAACATCGCTCTTCGTCGCTGATCGGCGCTGGAATACTGGTGCTGGTCTTGATCCGGCTACGAATCTCAACTGGCATGGCTCCGCCGGGGAAGAGCGAGCGCGCCGCGGCGTCAACTGTGACGCTGCTCTGTGGGTAGGCAGGCATCGAGACGCAGGAAAGCTCTAGGAGTGTGGCGGCCTTTACAGTGCGCACCGGAATGGTAAACGAGGTCGGCCGCCGCGATCATCGGGATCGGGTTCGTCGCCCCACGATTCATCGCCGCACATGAAGCCGAATGACATTTCGTTCAACAGACCACTCCGACAGAGTTCGTACACGTCGTCGCCCACGCTGGTATTGGGTAGCTCGACTCTGAAACTCAGGCCGATGGAATTCTCTTCGACTGTGAGACTGCCGTTAGCACGCCGGCCGAGCAACTTGCCGGAATCGTGGTCGGCAAAAAACTTGATATCACGACCACTCGCGAGACTCGCCTTGAAAGCGCCGGGTGCCAAGCGTTCGCGCCATCCGCCCAAATCTTCCGACAGCACGTTGAACTTGGCCGCGTAGCCGCTAAGCACTCGCTTGCCGCCGGTCTTGCCGCCTCGAATTGTTTTTGGGACTATGGAGCGCCGTTCTTGTGTCTGACTCATCTGGTTTCTCCTTTGGGTAAAACTGCCATCTCTAGCGGCGGCGGCCATGTGCCGCGCATCTCCCCCGCGACGTTCGCTAGCGCAATCAAGGCCAGCGCGTTGCCCTTGGGACATTCGACCGGAACTTTGCCGGCGGCCATCTGTTCTCGAAAGTGCCGCTCCCACCACTGCACCGAACCCTTGACGAAGGCGAAGTGGCCGCGCCGTCGCACGCGCGGCATTACTGGCGCCTCCCGGCCACAGTCCCACTACCCGGCGCGATGATATCGAGCCCCAGCGCGCGCATGCTGCGCAGGAACATGCCATCGTGGAGCTTGCAGGCATCGGACGCCGGATGCTTCTTGCCGTTGATCACCAAGCCTTCGTTGCGCAGTAGTTCGCGTGCGCTGTCGGCGAGATCGAGGTTCTCTAGCGCAACGCGGAGTGTTTCCAACGCCTCGCATTCGAGCTCATACTCGCGGGTGATTGCCTTCCACATGCCCTTACTCTTGTCACTTAAGCAAGCGGGTGGTCGGGGAGATTTGATCTTCATTTATTCGTTATATCCTTTGTTATTAGCTAGATAGGGGGTATGGGGAGTAAATGCCCCCGTGAGCGTTCTACCTGACCCTCATGGCCTGGTCGGCGTGTTTTTGCGTACCGACAGCATAGAATCAGTTGGCTTAAGCACCATTCCGCCTGCTTTCCGCCTTCCGTGACCGCTCCAATAAGACCGGATCATCCAGAAGCGCCAGCGTGAAGCGGATCATCCGAACGCTACCCGTTCTGCAGTTCGCCGGGCTAGCTTGCCGTTTGCCACCCTTACGGGTGTGGCAAACTGGCAAACTGAAAGAGCTTGCCAGCGTGCCGAGCTTGCCGTTTGGTGATGGCAAACTGGCAAGCTGTGTATTTTCAACGCGGTGTGAGTGTGCTGGTGAGTCAGTTTGCCGCCCAATTACCGACGTAGTGGCGAACTGACGCCAATTTACACCCTCACCTGTAATATCTTGATTCTTAGTAGCTTGCCGGTTCGGCGGCGAACTGGCGAGCTCGATAGTCTCTGTCATTTGGTCTCCACGAGGTAGTGATGCTGACGATTTCGGGCCGCTGTTTCACGACGAACCGTCCCCGCCAAAACGCCATTCGCGAGGAAGTCCCGAGCCCGGTTCCGGCCCAAGTTTGCCCTCGCTGCAAGATCATCGAATTCCTTCGCGCCGATGCCCGGATTCGTCCGAAGGATCGCCGTGAGTTGATCGGCTGCGATAACGGCCGGCGCGTCGATACGATCATCACGGAGAAACAACCCGCCGGCGTAACGGTAGACCAAAGACCCAGCGAAGCCATAGCGTGATTTGTAGCAGCGCAAATTGAGCCGGTCGAGCTTCCCGTCCGATGTGATATTGGTCACATGAAACGCCTGATCGATAGCCGCCTTCCAATCCGAACTACCGCGAAAGTCACGGGCGGATTCCGCCTTGCCGTCATGGTGAACAACCCCAACCGTCGCGCCTAAATCGGTCAGTTGACGGGCGCCGTTCATGAAGCCGCGCATCACACTGGCGTCGTTCTCATCGCCGCCCAAGAACGCTATCAGCGAATCGATAAGGACGAACGGCCGCGGTTCGCAGGTTCTCACCCAATCCAGAACTTCGCGCGCAACCGGCGATGGGATCTCGCCATTCCAACCGCCGTACCAACGGAGCAGCGGGCTATCTTTCAGTCCCAATCGGGCCATGCGGTCGATAATCACCGGCCGCGGGTTCTCGCGATCCAATACCAACGCTGGGACGCCCAGCGCGATCGCGTCGCGAATCCAAGCCGTCGCTAATGTGCTCTTGCCGGATCCAGAATCGCCCGTCAGCCCTACAATCGAGCCGCTTGCCAGTTCCGGTTCGCGAAGGTAGGCGATCGGCTCCGTCGATTCCCCTACGGGCGGCAATTCTTCAATACTCGTTATCGTCAGACGGTCTGCGCTCTGCCCATGACTAAGCGCGCGGATCTCGTCTAGGATGCCGTCGACCTCTGCGCTGTTTCTGCCAAGACCTGACTCGATCAGGCTCGTGAGTTTGGCATTCAGCCGGCAGGCGCGCCGATCCGCGGTCTTGCTCTGAAGACTCCGGGCAAATCCAGCCAGGCGAAGCCCCGGAATGCCGCGCTGATCAAGGTCCACCAGACCACTGAGGCCGCCAACCGAATCAATCTTACCGGCTTCGCTGAGACGTTCCGCAACCGCGTCAATCGTCGGGTGCACATCGCTTGCAAGCTGATTTATCGCCCTCCACACCAGGCGATGCTTATCAATGGCGAAGTCGTCTAGCGTTAGAAACGAGACTTCCCGATGGGCGGGTTCACCGGAGTTGAGAATTGTCCCGAGAATGACGGCTTCCATGTCGCCGTCGACAAGGTGAAGGAGGTCGGTCACGCCGTGACGGCCCTCTTATCGGCCCAGCGAATTAAGAGAGCCTGCCCGCATCCTGGCGTAGGGCATGTGCACCAGCCATCCAGCACGACATCCACCGCGATCTCGACAGTCTCCCTGCAGGCGTGACACTGGACCTCAAAGGCTTCGACGCGGCGCGGCGTGCGGATAGGAGAAACCCTCACAATGC